ATGGCAGGGAAAACAGCTCGTTCAAAAGTGGAGAAATTCCGTCGCGATTTTGTGACCTTAGCCCGGGATGCCGGCAGGGCATACGCGACGGCTGCAGACAGCATGCGTATCGCGAAATACTTTCTGAACTACCTTCGTGATAACGGTATTAAGCTACGTCATACCGACAGTATTAAAACACGTCATGTCACCGGATATCTCCAGTTCAGAAAATCACAGGGGATTTCCGTGCGGACAATTCAGAATGAGCGGGCTGCTATTCGTGGCGTTTTGAATAAGGCGGGACGTTATAAGCTGGCAGACCCGAATAATCCGCTCCTGAGTAATAAGGCTCTTGGATTAGAAAAAAGTAGCAGGTCGGGAACAAAATTACCGTTAAGCCCGGAAGAATTTCAAAAGGCATTTAAGGAATGCCAGTAGTTACCCCAGCCGCCATCGCCCCTGCACCATTACCTGCCAGAGAGTTCCTTAACTCGCGGGTCTTTTCAGCCTTGGCTTTGATGGCGTTGAGCTTTCGCTGACGCTCGCCAACTTCACGCAGCCTGCGCTCCTGCTCAGCCAACTGTCGGTTATACCGCTCAGTTTCTCGTGCAATCCGTGCCGTCTCACGCGCTCCGCCCCCAGCAGATAACCCCAGCCGATAAAGCTCAGCTCTGGCTGCCGCCATCTGGCGAGTTTCCTGTTGCTGTTTTTGTTCAAGACGTGAAACAGCACGCCACTGAGCTTCAAGCGCCTGCGTTTGTTTTTTTGTCGGGGATTCCAAAGAAGACATTTCGCGCGTCATCATTTGAGCGCGTAGCCTCGCCTGATCCAGTTCGGCACCAGTACGGCTAACACTTTGAGTTAGCTGATCGAAAGATTTAAGCTGACCTCCAGCATCACTCAGCTTTTTAATCTGATCGCGGGTTTGTCTAATAGCTGATGCCAGCTCCTTAGAGCCAGCCTGTGCATTTTTAAATGGGCGGGTTAACTTATCCACCGCCCCCAGAACTACCTGCAGTCGCAGGTTATTATCACTCATCGCTGGCCCCGCTTCTCTGAATTGCCTTATGCCGCCACTCCAGCACATCAGTCAGCGGCATAACGTCAGTGATGGACGGCGACCAGTGAAAGATGGTGGCAATGTCTGCCACCAGATCATCAACCGTCAGGTTGTCGGCAAATCGGCAAGCACCGACTTCGGCAACAAAAAAGTCACCACCTCTACAGCCATTGCTGTCAGATCGGCGGGGTCCAGCTCTGCCATTTCCTGCGCGGTCAGCGTCGGGGAAGAGATTCGCGGGATCACAGTCATCATCGCGCCCACGTCCATATCCATAATGGCCTGCAGACGGGTGCCACGCAGCGCGCCGGACTGAGGCTTGCGCAGCACAATTTCGGTAATTTCAGTTTTACCGCGCATGATGGGGGTATCCAGTTTTACGGTCTTTTCAGTCAGCTTGTCGCTCATGTTCGTTTCCTGTTAATGAAATACTGGCGCGGCTGCCCGCGCCGTTAAGGTTAATCAGAGGCCGAGGGCATTACGGTGTTCTTCCATCAGGTCCACGCCGCCAACGATTTCTACCATGTTGACCAGATCGACCTCATAGAGCACCTCACCATTAATGGTCAGCTTCGCGTAGCTGTTGGTACTGCTGACTTTGGTGCTGCTGCTCTCGCCGGTTTTCCACTCGCCGGAATCCACCTCTTTATGACGCCCGCGCACAACCAGCTCAACGGCCTGCACTTCGCCGGTATCGTCACGCTGAATGGAACCGGTGAAACGCAACTGGATGCCGTCAACGGTTGCCTTGCCCATCTGCTTGAATAACAGCAGTTCGGTGCCGCCGATTGAAAATTCCGTGTCCAGTGCGCCGTCATCCAGCCCCATGTCTACGTCCACCGCGCCCGGCATACCGCCGCCGCGATACTTCTCAAACTTGCGGGTGAATTTCGGCAGGGTCAGGGACTCAACGATCCCCTGCCAGTTGTTCCCGTCGTTGAACAGGTTCAGGTGTTTTAACTTGCGTGGTAAAGCCATGATTCCCCCTTATGCAGCGACACGGCTGGCAAAATCGACCAGGTAACGATCGGTGATGCGCTGGCGCAGCATCAGGTTTTCAAGCGGAGGCACCGGCGTGTAGTCATAATCGATGGTCAGTTTCCCGGCTTTAAGGGTGTCTTTATCGTTAACAGACTCATCCAGCCAGCAGTCACCACCAATCAGGTATCCCTGGTTGACCAGACTGCGCATCTTGGCGCGTAGTCCTTCAATAATGTCGCGGGCCAGCGACGGATTAAGCACGCCATCCACCGCCCACATGTGCGCCTCCGCCATAGTGTCAGCCAGCACCTGCGCCGTGCGGGTGTAGTTCTCAAAGGCAAACAGCGGATCGTCACTGAGACAACGGGACCCCCAGAAGCGGAAGCCGTCTTTGCGGATCAATGTGGTGACGTCATTTTTGTTCAGCAGTCCCGCATCGGTTGCCGGGTCCTGCAGATCCCAGAACACATCAGCGGAAATGCCGGTGACACCGTTCACACCCACATTGGACAGGGTTTTATGCCAGCCGATCTGCTCGTCGATTTTGGCACGCAGGCCGAGCGCACGGGCGGAGGCGTAAGCCGTCGCGTCTGCTTTCAGCACGGTGTCAAAGTTGATGAAGTCAGGCCAGATCAGCATTCCCTCGCGCTGACTGAAATTCTCGCGATAGGCAATAGCTTCCTCCACCGTTTTGCAGCCATTAGCAGCAAGGTAGGCAAACCCGCGCAAGCTTTGCGCCACGCCCAGCAGTTCAGTAGCAACGGCCTGAGTGTCATGTCCCGGCACCCCAAGAATGCGCGGCTTGACACCGAGCTGCGACTGCGCCGACAGTAGCGCTTTCATGCCCGTTTTCTTACCGTCGGAAGTTACGCCGCCGATAATATTGGAGGTGGTTTCCGCTTCGGTTTCGCCCTGCGCCACACGCACAACGACAGTCACGGGTTTTGCCTGATCTGCAATCGCGTCCAGCGAGCGGGCCAGCGTGCCGGACTCCCCCGCTTTACCGCTGGCGGTGAGCACATCAGTCAGCAGGACAGGCTTATTGATGGGGAACACGGACGCATCAGCATCATCGCCGGTGCAGACCATGCCCACGATGGCAGTGCTCACCGTGGTAATAGGTCGGGTGCCCTCGTTGATTTCAACAACGCGCACCCCGTGGTGGTAATCCTGAGCCATAAGGCAGTCTCTCCGGTTGACAGGGATACCTTATGTTCTGGTTGCCAGGCGTGCGGCGCACGTATTTCACGATGTGTCAGTGCTGGTACAATATCGCCACTTTCAACGCGACTGATTTACAGGGAATTTCTTGTAAAGAGTGGAAATGCTAACATCAAAAAGCAATCCAACACGATGACGAGTTTCACCGGCGGCAAGCAACCGTCCGGCCTGCTCCCATTGTTCCGGGGTGAGCTTTGGACGCCTGCCACCAATACGACCTTTTGAACGCACCACTTCCAACCCGGCGCTGGTACGCTCAACGATCAGCTCACACTCCATTTCAATGCCAGAACGGCAAGGCTCCTCCTGAGCGAAAAGGACTTTTTTTGAAAGTTTCTGGAAAATAAAAATAGTACTATTTGTAGCATTAATTGAATCAGCCGAATTTTTCTAATTCATCAATCAGATGGACATAGCATTTGCTATAAAAAATAAAAGTATTCCTGCTATCTATATATAAATGAGTTATGTACATATAAAAGGATCATTACCGTGACAAAAATAACTTTATCTCCCCAGAATTTTAGAATCCAAAAACAGGAAACCACACTACTAAAAGAAAAATCAACCGAGAAAAATTCTTTAGCAAAAAGTATTCTCGCAGTAAAAAATCACTTCATCGAATTAAGGTCAAAATTATCGGAACGTTTTATTTCGCATAAGAACACTGAGTCTTCTGCAACACACTTTCACCGAGGAAGCGCATCTGAGGGCCGGGCAGTGTTGACAAATAAAGTCGTTAAAGATTTTATGCTTCAAACGCTCAATGATATAGATATTAGAGGTAGTGCGAGTAAAGACCCCGCATACGCCAGCCAGACCCGTGAAGCTATACTATCGGCAGTTTACAGCAAGAATAAAGATCAGTGTTGTAATTTGCTCATCAGCAAAGGGATCAACATAGCGCCTTTTCTTCAGGAAATTGGCGAAGCAGCGAAAAATGCAGGTCTGCCCGGAACAACCAAAAATGACGTTTTTACGCCAAGCGGCGCAGGGGCCAATCCTTTTATAACTCCGTTGATTTCATCAGCAAACAGTAAGTATCCACGTATGTTTATCAATCAACATCAGCAGGCATCCTTTAAAATCTATGCGGAGAAGATCATTATGACAGAAGTTGCACCACTGTTTAATGAGTGTGCTATGCCGACTCCACAGCAATTCCAACTGATACTAGAAAACATTGCTAATAAATATATACAATACACTCCCTGAACACAGAAAAACCAAAAAATATGCGGAGCCTCTTCCTGATTAATATGAACCAATAGTATCCATAATTTTCCCCAGGAACTAACTCCGGAGCTAAACCGTCATTTACCAGTGCTAAAATTATACACTCAACCATCAAAAAAAATAGCCATTGCTGCTATATAACATATAGCAGCAGTCTCTACTACATATCTATATTTTTATATCTGAGCTGGTTTCTCCGGCCAGTCTGGGTTAGCTGTATCCACCCGGTTTACCATTACGCTATAAAGTTCCCATGCTTCCAGCCGTTTAATCTCTTCATCTGTGGCAATTTTCAGTTTTACCGCCCGCGCCAGTGGCGCAATAACTGACTCTGCCTCAGCAAGAAGTTCCGCTTTTCTGGCTTCAGCCTGTGCAACCAGCTCTTCAGGCGTATATTCGCGATGCTCAACCAGTACCGGGCCTCCTTTCCTGTGCTCGATATATTTTCCGTCCACCTGGCCCTGCATCAGCTCGCGATAATACTCATCTGTCAGGGGAATTAAATCGTCAGGGTAATTATCGGATTCGGTATCCGGTTGCCAGAAAAAACCTTTTTCTTTAAAGCTGTAATAATATTCGCTCATTGATATTTATCTCCCAATCGCAAACCAGGCTACAGGAAAATTATTGACCAGATTGGCCATTCCTGATGACTTGGTGGCGGCAAAAAACTGACTGTTGCTCACCGGGTATCCGAATGCGTTATCCACCTGGGTGCCCTGAGCGTTGGTATTGGTTACAAAAACGGCAAAGCAACCAACAGGGAAAGCGCGCGGGAAATTGTAGGTTCCGTTTGAGTTACCAAGTGTTCCCCACTGCATTATAAATCCGGTGCTGTCGTCCAGAATCCAGCCCCAGTCCTGAATGCTGCCGGTATTTTTACGGGCGAAAGTCTGGTTAACATAATCAATGGTGGCGCGGGTGTTGATGTTGTTGTCACGAATTGCCAGTTCACTATTGATCCAGTCAATCGTTCCACGGGTATTTAGCTGATTAGTAATCCAGATACTCAGCCAGTTATCCCCCCACACTGAACTAAAAATGTCACCATTAGTGGTCATGCTCGCATTATCGAAATGAATATCAGTGAGCATGTGTAATCCGTTACCATTGATATAACCCACTTTGGCACCGTTACAGTAAATATCCAGTACGCCATCCGCGCTGCCGATAAATCCACTGTCACTGTCACCGATATTTATACACGGTGTGCTGCCGTCAAAAACGCCGGTTCCGATATTGCCTATACTCACGCGTTTTGTCGGGTTCAGGGTTTCTTTTAAACCGATATTTTGTACAAACCGCGGCTTGTCAGGAATGTCTGCACCGTTCTGTGATTTTTGTAGCGCATCGGCGGCACGATTTATCGTTTCTCCTAAACCGAAGTATGCGAGAAGGCCGGCGACATCTTTTCCGCTTAAATTCGTCAGCGTATTGTCCAGCGGCTGCTTTCCACCAAGAGCGTTTAACATCGTTGTGGCAAAATTCGGGTCATTCCCCAGAGCCGCTGCCAGCTCGTTCAGCGTATCCAGTGCTGCAGGCGCAGAATCCACCATTGCCGCAATAGACGATGCCACAAATTCCGTGTTCGCAATCTGTTTAGTGCTGTTACCCGCCGCTGGCGTCGGTACCTTTGGAATCCCTGTGAGTGTCGGGCTGTCCTTCTGCGCATACTGTGAATGCGGGTCCGGCGCAGCAAGATGCTTTGCCATCAGGTCGTCTACATATACCTTCAGCTCCAGCGCCTTATCATCTACATATTTACGGGTTGCCAGCACTACTGCAGGGTCAATTTTCAGGGTGATGTTATCGGTGCTGCTGGTAATCAGTACCATGCGCACGGTCTGCGTACGTCCGCTCCCTTCTGTCAGCTGCGGCTTGTAGCTCTCAGGGCAGTTACCCACAGCGATCAGCGCACCGGTTTCATCAAACAGGCCAACTTCACGAATCCACCACCCGCCCTCAGTTTCCGGGATTACCTGCTCAGCAATAATCTGGCTACTGTTCTGCGGGTCGATATAAAGCATATTCAGCGCAGCCCGGCGTTTCTCATTTACCAGTGCCGTCTGCTTTGCGTCCGGCGTTGGCAATACTCCGCCGCCATCGCCCACCGCCATATGGGTAATTTTTAGCGGCACACCGAGCGCGGCGGCGCTGGCAAGTTTTGCCGCGCCAATATCCGTCAGCAGGGTATAAAATTTTGTGCTCATGGATTCACTCTCATTGTGTCAATAACATGGACCGCCCCGCCTTCATGCGCGGTGCCACCGGAAATAATCGTTTCGTTGATATACGGATAGATCGTGATTTCTTCGCCAAGATAGCTGGCGGCTCCCACCCAATGCGGGCCGCTGGTCTGCAGATTGATGGACATGCCGATCATGTGGCGGCTACATGGTTTGGCATCGCTTATCAGTCGCTCAAGTTCCAGATAGGTATCTTCAGTGATGCCCTGGTCCTGCACGCCGATATCCAGGCGAAACGTGCCCGGTGCCTCTCCGGTCTGCCACCACTCAATAATGTGGATCAAAAAGCCGAACGGCTCCACCACCCGCCGCACGGCACTGGTGGTCCCTTTATGCTGATGAATATAAAAAGCATCCTTCACCACCTGGCGCTTGACGCTTTCTGTCCAGCCCTCGTCCCAGCGATCCACAGAGAACGCCCAGGCGAGATAAGGCAGGAAACTGACCGGACAGGTTGCCGGATTCCACAAGTCACGAAGCGGCACCTGCAGATCAGAAATCCCGCTGCAGGTTTGCGCCAATCGGCGCTCCAGTGGTGTTGAACCCGGTGGCAGCAGACTATTCATCCGTTCCTCCGTTGGTTACGCTCCACTGCGTACATGATGCCGCCTGTGTTTTGTTCAGGACCATATCCGCCAGAGGAGAAGCCAGCTCCACACGCTGCACACCCTCAACATGCAGGGCGGCAAAGATGGCGCTACGGCGAATATCCCGACCAAGACGCGTCTGACTGGCGATGTACTTCTGCAGGCTGGCTTTTGCCGCTGCCATTACCGGCTCTGCTTCCGGTCCCGGATAGAGAAAAATAGTGGCTTCCACCCGGTACGGGATGATTTCTGCGCTGCGAACCGTAAGACGGTCAGCCACCGGGCGGACGTTCTCACTGTTCAGAGCTTTTTCCACCACGTCCAGCAGGTCTTTTTCTGCTGTTCCATCGCCTTCGCGGCTCAGGACAGTCAGCACCACCTCTGCAGGTGCCGGACTGGTTGCACTGGCATCCGCCACCCGACCGTCGGCGCTTCGGGCATGAAATTCATAAGCGGCAGTTGGCCCCGCAACCGAAAGCCCTTCAAAAGCCGCAGGCACACGCAGGCGTAACGCTTCATCACTTTCCATCACAGCCGCGACGGGCGGCACAGCGTCATTATCAGCAGGCGTCACCGTCAGGCGTTTCACGTTGTAATTGGCAGCGAGCTGGTCCAGATCGCTCCCTATGGCATAAGCCGCCATCACCGCCTGCGCGGCTTCGTTAATGCGCTGGCGCAGAAGCAACTCACGATAAGCGTTCTCCTGCAACAATTTGGTGACGGGTTCAGATTCCAGTTCCAGTGTGCGGCTCACTGCTTCCTGCTCATCTTTCGGATGAAGCGCCACAAATTCTGCCTTGCGTTCGGCAAGCAACGTATCAAAGTCCGGCACATCCACAATCTGCGGCGCAGGCAACTGCGAAAGGTCAATCACTGCCATTCTCTGCTCCTGTTGATACGGAAAGGGAAACAGGTACACCGTTATTACGCCGCCCGGTCAGCTCCACCACCATTGAACCGTCAAAATGGCTGTTGATGGTGATGGAATCCAGCGTCAGCCGTGGCTCCCAGCGACTCAGCGCCACATACACTGCCGACATGACCTGCAGGCGTAATGCCGGATTTTGTGGCTGGTCTATTAGCGACGACAGCAGGGAACCATATTCACGACGAGCAATGCGGCTACCCTGCGGCGTCAGCAGAATGTCCCGCACCGACTGGCGCAGATGGTCAATATCAGTAATGACTTTGCCGCTGGTATTGTTCATCCCGCTATAAAGCGTCATACCGGGCCTCCGGTTGTATCGCCGCCTTTCAGGACGCCAGTATGCTGATGCGCATCAACCACGATCCCGTTAGAACTCATCGCTCCGCCGCCCTGGGTAACGCCACCATTGATCACCACTTCGCTGTTAATGCGCGTGCGGTCAGCCTCCAGTACAAACTCACTGGTTTTCATGGTGATGTTGTCAGCGGCCTCAATGACCATTGATTTGATGCCCCTGACATACCAGCGCCCGGTGGCGGGTTCGTATTCAAACCAGCCACCGTCAGGATGTTCTGTCACGCAGGCGTCTGCCGACGTCGACGGTGGTGCGAACTGATTCGAATAGACAGCGGGCAGCGCAAAGGCAGTTTCCAGATTGCCGCCCAGACTCAGTAGCACCACCTGCTCACCTTCCGATGGTTTCCACCATGTGCGGGCATTACCCGCGCGCAGCGTCAGCCAGTTAATCCAGTTGGTTTCAAGGTCGCCCGTTTTCACCCGACAAAGCCAGTGTTCCCGGTCCACTTCGGTGACTACACCAGTGCGGATCAGATTGGTGATAAGGCGCATGATTTCGGTTAATTGTGCGTTCATAGGGAAAGGTTGCCATCAGGGGAAGAAAGGCGGCAGTGCTGCAACTTGTATCAGTGCTGATACAAAGATCACCCCGCCAGCCATTGCAGAATCATGTCGCGGGTCATTGCCTCAACATCATCATTTACACCCAGCAGGCGACGCTCTGCGTAACGGACCTCCGGTCCTTTGCGACTGACGCGATCACGCAGGCCGTAATGGTGAACACGGGCAATACGCTGCACCTTGCCTTCAAACTGTACACTGGCAGAGTCGGCGCTGGCGGCAGTTTTCAGGTATTTTGTGGTGCGCAGCTTTGCAAACATCTGACGTTTGATGCGCCCTTTCTTGCTGCGTGCTGTTACCCTGCGCGGTTCATAACTGCTGCCATCTGGATTGCGCTGCATCCTGATATTCTGCTGCTGTGTCCGGCGCAGTTCCTGCGCCAGCTGGCGCATCATGCGGCTTCTCGTGGCTGGTTCCAGATTCGCCAGCAAGGCACTCAGCCAGTCGTCCACCTTCTGCAGTTCAGCCACGTTTCACCGTCCACATTTCTTCAGGTTCATCGGGTTCTGCTACAGCTTCAACGCTCGACACACTGCCGTCAGTGCTGACCAGCACACGTTCCGTCAGTTGCAGATTAAGGCTGATATCACAGACATCGTTGCGCAAAATATCCACATCAAAGGTGAATAGCTTTTCCCGTAACGCCGGGTTATTGATGGCATCGGGCTGGTTATCCCGAAGCCACAGTAAAACCGGGGCCATCAGCAGATTCTGGTCGCCGCTGAAATCCTC